ATAATATAACCATATCATATGAGCAACACTAAATATACAGGTCATGAGAATGCACCAAACTGGACTGACAAGAGTGAATGGAACTCTTGGTTTAAGGCATTTTGTGAATTACATTTTAAAGATAGACGACAGAATAACTTTGATGTAGTATTTAATGATGTTGTTAAACTTATAAAAGATAATGACAATGATAAATCTAAAAGAGTCAAAGGCATAAAGCCAAGAGTATTAATAAGATTAGTAAAAGAAAGACTAGGTTTGACTACTGCTGTAGTTAGTCGTGCTATAAGAAAACTAATAGCACAAGGCATATTACAAAAGCATAGACAAACACAATCTTTATTGCTAATAATAAAGGGACATTACTGGAATAGTTATGTCAAACAATAACAACAAGGAGAACATATGCAATATGAACAAGTAGAATACATTGGGGACTTATCTGAAAAGGTAATTGAAGATTATAAATCTGGTATATTTACTACAATAGATGGAACTTATATACACCCAGATAAGATTGTAAAATTTTTTAAGAGAGAAGCTGTTGCTCAAGGTTTTACAGATGACTTAATAGAAAATACAGCAGAAGAACTTTATCTTGTACTTGAAGCACACATTGAGGAAGAAAGGAATAACTATTAAATATGACTAAAAAACAAAGTGTATTTGATAAACAAATACTAAAACTTATAAAAAAATATAGACAAAAATTTAACTGGAATGGTAAAAGAAGAAAACAAAATGGAAAATAAAATAAAAAATATGTTAGACTACGCACACTTTAATCCAGAAGATTATCAACCATCTTTTTTTAGAGATACATTAGTTCAATGTGCAAAAGATATTTATGAAATGTATCTTAATGGTAATATAAAACCACCAACAACAGAGTCAGTAAAGGAAGCCTTTCATGATTTAGTATCAAATTATTTACAAGGTGCACCATATGAAGATGTAAATTATTTAACCATACTAGATGATTTAGCATTATTTGTTGATGAAAATAATATAAAATTAAAAAGCAAATCAGTTGATACAAAAGCATTTGGAAGACACATTGATGGTTTTAAAGGTGTATCATTAACATACGATAATAACGAAGAAGAAAAAGAATACACAGTTTTTGGCACTAAAATATAGTTAGACTTGACTTAAGCAATATTTTATGCTAGAGAACTGTCATGAAAAAAATCAAAGTTAAACTAAGTATTTATGGTTGGGTTGGTGAAATAACAACAGAAGTGCAATCACTTACTGTTGAAGATGTAGAAAATAAAATAGCAGAAGAACTAAATAAAAATAATATTAATTTGACTTATGAAAATCTTTATAACAAAAGAAAAATCTTTATAACATACGAGGAAATACATTGAACTATCAACAGCAATTAGAAGTAGTACAAAATTTATTAATACAATATGATTCTGAAGTCAGAATAGACTGTCCATTTTGTAGCCACAAAAATACATTTGTAGTTAAAAATGATGATGGCACTTTGTATTGGTATTGTTTTCATGCTTCATGTTCAGCAAGGGGTAAGCAAGAGAATAAATTATCAATGCAGAAAGTATATAAAACATTTAATACAGAAGAAGTAAAAGAATCTGATAAGTTTGTGATACCAGATAGTTTTAAATCTATTCATTCAAATGAAAAGGCATTAGATTATTTACATAAAAATAATTGTTGGGAAGCTATGTCTTGGGGTAGGGCAGAATTTAGATATGATGTAAGGCAGAATAGAGTTGTATTTTTAATTAAAGATTATGATAATATACGAGGTGCTATTGGTAGAGGACTTAATTCAAAAGTATATCCTAAATGGTATATCTATGGAAGTAAGGACTACCCATTTAAATGTGGAGAGGGAGAAGATATTGTTTTAGTTGAAGACTGTGCATCAGCATGTGCTGTATCAAATGTAATGATTGGCATGGCTTTAATGGGAACAAGTTATCAAGATAAATTTACACCACATATTCCAAAGTATAGAAATCTTTATGTGGCTCTTGATAGAGATGCAACAAAGAAATCTTATGATATAGCAAACTATTTAAGGTCTATAGGATTTGACAATGTAAAAGTAAAAATGTTAGAAGATGATTTAAAATACTACTCAACTGATGAAATAAGAAAGGTGTTCTATGATTGAAAAACAAATGATTAAGTTATTATTAAACAAAAACTTTTATGATAAATATAAAGGTACAATATCAAGAAATATATTTGATGGAAACATTGGCTCACTCTTTGATACAATAAAGAAAGCACATGACAAATATGAATCTGATATTAAAATTGATGATTTATATAGCCTACATACAAAGGTATACAACCCTGCATTGACAAGGGCAATGAGAGAAACCTTTAGTGAATTAATAGAAGACATTAAAGTTGTTGAAACTCCAAACGAAGAAGTAGCTAAAGATATAATCAAAGTAATGCGTGATAGAGATATTGCACAGCAAATTGCTGTAGAGGCTACAGAAATATATAATGGAAAACCAGCACAGTTTAATCTTATATCAAATATAATTGATACTTATAAAAAAGAATTACCTGTTGAACAAATAGATGCAGTTACAAATAATATTGGAGAATTATTAAATCAATTAAATATTACTACTAAATGGAAATTTAATTTAAAAGCATTAAAAGATAATGTTGGTGGTATAGGAAATGGAAACTTAATGATTGTATTTGCAAGACCAGAAACAGGAAAGACTGCATTTTGGGTAAGCCTTGTTGCATCACCAGATGGTTTTGCAGAACAAGGTGCAAAGGTACATGCGTTTATTAACGAGGAACCTGCTGTAAGAACACAAATGAGAGCCATCAATTGTTATACTGGATATACTAAAGAACAAATTATAGATAACATTGAGTTAGCACATAAGGACTGGACTAAAATAAAAGACAATATTAAAATGCTTGATGTAGTTGATTGGTCTATTGAAGACATAGATGCACATTGTGAAAAGCATAAGCCAGATATAGTTATCATTGACCAACTTGACAAGATAAATATTTCTGGTACATTTGCAAGGACTGATGAAAAATTAAGAGCAATCTATACAGGTGCAAGAGAGATAGCTAAAAGGAGAAACTGCTGTGTCATAGCTATATCACAGGCATCAGCAGATGCACATAATAGAAACAGTATATCATTTGATATGATGGAAAATTCTAAAACAGGTAAGGCTGCAGAAGCAGATTTAATTATAGGTATAGGTAAACACTCAATGGAAAGAGACCCAGAAGATTTACATAGAAGTTTATGTATAAGTAAAAATAAAATTAATGGGTATCATGGGGAGCCTAACTGTAGAATTAATAAACAACTAAGTAGATACGAAGATTAACTGAAAGGCAAACATGATAACAACACTTGATATAGAAACTACATTTCAAAAAACAGAAGATGGAAAAATGGATCCACTTCCGTTTAATCCTAAAAACTATTTAGTTAGTGTAGGAATTAATGATAAGTATTTTTTTATAAAGCATAGCCAAAGAGTTGATGAGAATGCACATAAAGAAATACAATCTATACTAGACAAGACTACATTATTAATTGGGCATAACTTAAAGTTTGATTTAACTTGGTTATTAGAATCTGGTTTTAATTATAATGGTAAAGTCTATGATACAATGATAGCTGAATATGTTTTATCTAGAGGATTAAGAAGAGGTATATCTTTAGATGCTACATGTAAGAGAAGAAAGATTGGTAAAAAAGATTCTTCAATTGAAGATTATTATGACAAGGGAATATCTTTTGAAAATATACCAGTAAATATAGTTGAAGAATATGGTAGACATGATGTTTTAATTACTAAAAAATTATTTGATTCCCAAATGCAGGATTTTAAATTGGACAAAGACAAAGGTTTAATTAAAACAATTAAGATGATGAATGATTTTCTTTTAGTATTAATTGATATGGAACGAAATGGAATTCATGTAGATATACTATCACTAGCTGATGTTGAAAAACAATACCGAGCAGAGTTTGCATATCTAAAACAAAAGATTGATATGGCTATCTTTGAAAAAATGGGAGATACTAAAATTAATCCATCAAGTACTGAACAACTATCATGGTTAATCTATTCAAGAAAAGTTAGAGATAAAAATAAATGGAAAGATATATTTAATATTGGTGTTGATGAAAGAACTGGTAAAACTAGAAGAAGACCACAGTATTCTATAAATCAAATTAATAATTTAATTAAGGCACACACAGATGTTATCTATAAAACAAGTGCATCACAATGCACAGGTTGTCATGGTAAAGGTGTAATTAAAAAAATAAAAAAAGATGGAAGTGAGTTTAAGAACTACACTAAATGTTCCGAATGTGATGGTGATGGTTTAGTTTATTCACAGCTAGGTAAGGTTGCAGGATTTATGCAGAAACCAAAGTCAGTATATGATATTGCTGATGGTGGATTTAGGACTGACAGAACTACATTAGAAAAACTTGCAACTAAAAGTGAGGGAGATTTAAAAGAATTCATTACAGCTATTGTAAGATACAATGCAGTTGAAACTTATCTTAATACTTTTGTTGAGGGTATTAAATCATTTACAAATGAAAAGGGATTATTACATCCAAAGTTTATGCAGTGTGTTACAGCAACAGGAAGATTATCTAGTCGTGACCCCAACTTTCAAAACCAACCTAGAGCAAAAACATTTCCTATTCGTAAAGTAATTAAATCTAGATTTGAAAATGGTAAGATACTTGAAATAGATTTTGCACAATTAGAATTTCGTACTGCTGTATTTCTTGCACAAGATATACAGGGCATGGAAGATATTAAAAATAAAATTGATGTGCATCAATACTCAGCAGATATTATTGGAGTATCTAGGCAAGATGCAAAGGCACATACATTTAAACCTCTATATGGTGGTGTAACTGGAACTGAAAATGAAAAGAAATATTATTCTGAGTTCTTAAAAAAATATAAACAGATTGCACAATGGCATGATAAATTACAAACAGAAGCCATTAAATATAAAGTTATAAAAATACCAACAGGTAGAGAATATGCCTTTCCATATGCAGAAAGAATGCCTTGGGGTGGCTCTAGTTATGGAACACAAATTAAAAACTATCCAGTACAGGGGTTTGCAACAGCAGATATTGTACCATTGGCTTGTATAAAAATATATAATCTAATGAAAAAAGATAAAGTAAAAAGTTTACTAATCAACACAGTCCATGATTCTATTGTGGCTGATGTTTATCCTGGAGAAGAAGCTGTGATGAGTAATATATTTAAACAGGGTGCAGCATCTGTAATACCTGGTATGCAGGAGTATTATGGAATTAACTTTAATGTTCCACTTGATTGTGAATTAAAAATTGGAACTAACTGGCTAGAGATGGAGGAAACGCATGGCTAAAACAAATGCAGAAAAAAATGTACGCAAATGGTTTGATGACAAAGTTACTGTCATGACATTTGGTAATGATAAATCTATGGATAAAAAATTAAAAAAAGCAATACAAGATAGATTTATTAAAAAAATAAAAGGAGAAGTATAATGGTAGAAGTACTAGAAACACTAGATGATTTTGAAGATGAAAGCTATGGTGCTTATCTTGATTATCAACAATTGATATCAGAGTTTGGTGACTTGCCAAGCAAACTATATTTAAATGTAAATCATCCACATTTTCATGATATGATATATTATGCTAAAACAGATAACGTGGAAGTAATAACAACCAATGGAGTAACAAAAGTATGTTAGATATTATATTACAAGTGTTTTTGATTATATTATTATGTGTTTGGATACTTAATTTTTTTTCTAAGAACACTTGACTTTAACTAAAAAATATGGTATACAATTATTACAAACTCAAAAATAAGGAGTAAAATATAAATGGAAAATCAAGTAGTAAATATTAAATCAATGTCTATTGACCAAATTAAAAAAGCAATAGGTCAAGATACTGGTTCTGAAAATAAAAATAATATTCCTAGATTATCAATCAATAGGAATCCAGATGACGAACAAGGTAATACTTTACCTGTTGGCAGTTTTATGGTGTATGACCCAAGCCTAAATGAAAATGTTTATGGTAAACCTGTTACTGTAAGACCATTCATTAGTGCTATGCAATACATGCACTTTGAGCCAGAAAAAGGTGAGTATGTTAATAGGTCTATTATCTTTAAAAATTGGAAAGAGGAAGCACTAGATATCTTAGGTGGTACAAAGTGTGGTAAACTTCCATACAAAGATAGAGATAAACTATCTCCAGAAGTTCTTGCTGAACAAAGAAAGATTAGATGTTATAAATTAATTTATGGTCTAATATCTTTTAAAGGTAAACTTGCAAAGGGAACTGACCATACTGTAGAAAACTTGCCTATTATTTGGAGAGTAACTGGAACAAGTTATAATCCAGTAACAGAAGCTATTGAATCTATCAGTCAAAGAAATAAATTAATGTATGCGTGTACATTAACTGTAGATACAAAGCGACAAAAAAAAGGTGGAAATACTTTTTATACACCAGATATAAAAGTTAATACAGAAGCTAATCTAAAATTAACTGAAGATGATTTGGCTACAATACAAGTATTTCAAGAGTCAATTACAAAAGAAAATAATGAAGTAGTTGCCCTATGGAAAACTGCAAAAGATAAAAAATATACTAACGGCGATGCAAGTTCAGCTAAACTTGTTGAGCAATTGGATGCAGAGGAATCTGACCCAGTAGAAATATTTAAATCATAATGAATACAATTCTCCATAAAGTACAACTATATCTTGATAAGGTTGCTAAACAACCAGTACAAATATCAGAAGAACTGGTTGAGGAATTTGGTGAGGCATGTAAATCTGCATTGCGTAAACAATTTGCAGAAGAACGATCAAACAAATTTCAAATTCGTATGAGTAATATTGGTAGACCATTGTGCCAATTACAAATGGAATCTAAAAATATTAAAGGCGAGGGGCAATCTTATAGTACAAAGATGAGAAATACTTTTGGAGATTTGATTGAGGCACTAGCATTGTTTGTAATTAAATCTGCTGGAATTAAAATTGTTGACCAACAGAAAAAAGTTAAATACAAATGGAATGGTAGTGAGATAGATGGTTCTTATGATGTTAATATTGATAATAAAATTTGGGATATAAAAAGTGCATCACCATATTCTTTTGAAAAAAAATTTGGAGAGAGTGGTGGTTTTGCAGAAATAGCTAAAGATGATGCCTTTGGCTATATACCCCAAGGATATCTATATGCTGAAAGTGAGAAGTTGCCTTTTGGTGGATGGATAGTTATTAATAAATCAACTGGAGAGTGGACTGTTTGTGAAACACCAATGGTTGATGGGGAGTATAAAGAAAAAGCCTTGACATTAGCAAAAGATAATGTTAAAGCCTTGGTAGATAAGGCTCCATTTAAAAGATGTTATGAGGAAGTTAAGGAGACTTATAGAGGTAAGGAAACTGGTAATAAAGTACTAGGAAATGTGTGTTCGTTCTGTCCGTATAAAGTACCATGTTGGGGTGATAAACTACAGCTGTTACCCCAACAGCAATCACAAGGTAAGAATCCTAAATGGGTATGGTATACAGAAGTAAATAACCCAAGAAAAGAATATGACTACGATTCGCAGTCGAAAAGCTAAAGGTCGTAGACTTCAAGATTGGGTTAGAGATACTTTAAAAAAAGTATTTATTTCTTTAACAGAAGATGATATAAGAGTAGCAATTATGGGAGAAAGTGGTGCAGATATTAAACTATCAAAAAAAGCTAAGGAAATATTTCCATATGATATTGAATGCAAGAATAACGAAACATGGAAAACTTTATATAAAGCATATGAGCAGGCTGATAGTCATGGCAATTTTAATCCTATTGTTTTTTTAAAGATGAATAATAAAAATCCTTTGGTATTAGTAGATGCACAACATTTTATAAATTTAATAGGTAATATATGTCAAAACAAAAAAGAATAGTTGATATTAATAACTGTGTTAAGATAGCAGTATCTCCATGGAAACAAGGATTTACTTGTGGCTTAATATCAGATAACAATAATATGAGTATGGAAGAATTTAATCTTTGCTCTACAATAGCTAGAGGAATGATTAAACAGGCAGTACTTGATCCACATACAACTTATCTTCTTGGATTAAAAGGTTTTGCAGAAGACGAAAAAAAATCTAAGAAAATTAATGGAGAGTACTCAGAAGCAAAAGAATTCAATGAAGACAATATAGTTGACTTTCTTGAATATTTAAAAGCAAAAAACAACAAGGAGATACACTAATATGGCAACGCACTTAGTAATCGGTGATCCTCATTGTACACCTAAATCAAACAATGATAGATTTTTATGGGCAGGCAGAGTAGCCGCAGATATAAAAGTTGATTATGTAATATGTATGGGAGACTTTGTATCTATGGATTCATTATGCTCTTATGATAAAGCTAAATTATCTTTTGAGGGTAATAGATACAAAAAAGATTTAGAGCATGCTGAAGATGCTTTAGTTAAATTTGACAAGGGTCTTGGTAAACATAAGGTTAAAAAGATTATGATACTAGGTAATCATGAAGATAGAATTGATAGGCTAGTTCAAGATAACCCAGAACTTGAGGGCACTATGAAAATTTCTGATCTTAAATATAAAGATTATGGCTGGAAAGAAATACCTTATAAAGAAATTAAAGTAATTGATGGTGTACACTATGTGCATCAATTGCCATCTGGAATTATGGGTACAGCTATATCTGGGGAAAATGTTGCAAGAACTATTTTAAATAAACATAAAGTATCTGCAACAGTAGGTCATTGCCATCTATTAGATTATGCAGTATCTACATTACCAAATGGTAAAAAATTACATGCACTATCTGCAGGGTGTTACTTGAATCATGTTGAGGGATATGCTAAAGGTACTCAGCATTTATGGTGGAGTGGTTTAGTAATTAAACGAAATGTATCTGATGGTGCATATGATTTAGAAACTATGTCTTATAACGAGGTTAAAAAATACTATGGCAAATAAAGTATATTTTGATAATGTTAATTCTCCAAAACATTATTTAAAGGGTAAAAAGGAGACTATAGATGTTATTCGTGATTGCATGACTACAGATGAATATCATGGATACCTTAAAGGTAATGTCTTAAAATATGTATCAAGATATAAATTTAAGGGAGAACCATTACAGGATTTACATAAAGCTGAATGGTATTTAAAACGATTAATAATGGAGGTTAAAGATAATGGGTAAAGTAAAAGATGCTATAATGGAAGTAGAGCAATATGTTGGTGGATGTTTAAATGATAAAATGACAATGGAAGAAACAGTAGATTATTGTTCAGATTTATTTTATAATTCAAAATCAAATAATGTTTATTTAAATAATAAAAATTTAATTAGAAAAATATATACTAATTTTATTTATGAGGAGGCTGTAAATTTATAATGGATAAAGTGTATTTAATAACATCAGATCAATTACAAAATATATTTAGATATTTAATGACAAGACCTTATGGGGAAGTAGTACAGATAATGAGTATGTTATCTAAACTTGAGGCTTTGGATCCAAGAATAAGTAAAGACTTTGTAAAAAAACAAAAAGGAGATGAATATGAAAGTGAAGCTAGCACAAAAACTACCAAGTGAATTTGATAAACATACAGGTTTATTATTTGAATTAAAGATTGGGTTAAGTAAAGATAATAGTATAGTATTAGATTATGGTGGAAAGCCTGTTGGTAAAATTAGGGAAGCATTAAAAAATTATAAATATCATGGTAATCTTTGTGCTTCAGTAATTAACCATTGTAATGGAATGGGTAAAAAATTAGAAGATGATATTAAGAAATTGTTACAGAGTATTTAAATATAGATTTTGGCATAATCCTATTATGGATATGTTAGAAAATTACTCTGGTAAATTTAACAACTGGATTTGGAGAAAGAGATGGGCAGATCCATCTTCGTATCGTAATAAACGTAAAAAGTATATTAAGATATTAGATGCTGATGTTTGTTGAAACCTCCAAATAAAAAAGGCTCCAACTGGGGAGCCTGTCATGTGTTGCCTATGTGGGGGAAGTGTAATAGCTTCCCCTTAAAATTTTAAGGAGATGCTGTTTGCATTAATGATTTTGTTTGTTCATCAAGTCCTGTACTAATATATGTTCCAGATAATCTATCCATTTGTTTAATTGGTTTCATAACTCTTTTATAAATACTATTTAATGCTAAACTATATTGTGGATTTTCAGCATATGTTTTAGCTATTGCCTTAAATTGATTTTGAATAGGTT